ATATGTAATCTATTTTGCTCAGACCAAATTACTTGATCAGATGTCATAGGCATTTCAGCGCCTACCATTCTCAAGAAAGCAGATAAAGTTCTGTTTCCGTATCTTTCTACCTCTTGCTCATAAAGCTCAGGTAGATATTGTTGTGCCCATTGTCCGTTAGCTAAGTTGTTAAAGTCGATATAGTTATCAACCACAGCTTGTTTCTTCGGCATAGGGACGATTGATGGTGGAAATGCTCCGCCACCTGCAGAATTATCTAAAAATCCCATTTTTATTTTAGTTTAAGTTATTTTTTTATTTTATTTATTTTTAACTTAGAACTTGTATCGCCAGAAATAGCTCTTACTTTAAAACCATTTATAAACACATCGCCAGGAACTTCTGTTCTAACGTCTTTACTTATATTTTTTGATTTAGCGGTAATATCTTTTACAGCGTCACTTTTGCCTTGCTCATAAAAATGAGAAGCAATAGTGTCGATGTTTCTAGCTCCGTATATAGCTTTGTGGTATGCACCTGGATCGCTAACTGTACCATCTTCGTTTAAGAACTTCTTAATAAATGTTGTTAGATCAGATTGCGCCTCAGCAACTTCATTAGCGTCTTTAACACCATATCTAAATTTCTTTTCACCAACCTTAAAATCAAAACCTTTGAAATCATTAGTAAAATAATCTTTAGTTGCAGTCTTAAAGTTCTCATGACTTTGCTTTGCTACCTCTTGTTCTTTGTTATATCTATTGAAAAAGTCCATTGCTTTTTGTTGTTCTTGAGTAACACCCGGTCTCAACTTGATCTCGTCGTAATACTTCTTTTTCGTTTCCTCCAAAAAGTTTTTGGCTTTTGCAATTTCTTCTTTGTAAGCAAGTTTCTTTTTCTTTTGCTCACGTTCCTCAGCTTCCTCAGGATCAAAGTAAAATTTATCTTCTAATATAAAATCTACTTCTTCCCTGTTTAAGTGAGGTTTAGTCTGTTTGTAGTATTCTCTAAGTAAAACATCTTCATCAACATTAGTATAATCCCTGTTTAATCTAGCATAATCTTCTAATGTACCACCAGTTTCTTTCATAAACTCAACTAGTTTTTCTACGTTTTCTGGTAGATCAACTTTTTCAGCTACTGGTTCAGGTGTTTTTTCAACCGGCTTTTCTACAGGAGTTTCTTCTTCTGTTATTTCATTTATAACAGTAAACTCTTCCTCTTCTTTAGCTGGCTCTTCCTTAGTTTCTACTTTTTCTTCAACCTTTTCTTCTTTTACCTCTTCTACTACTTTTTCTTCCTTTACTTCTTCAGGTTGTTTTGTTTCTTCTTCTTTTTTAGTTAAATCTACTTTTGTAGTAGGTTCTGTTTTAACTAATTTTTTAGGTTTCTTTTTCATTTTAAAGTCACCTTGTTCTAGAGTTCCGTCAGGAGCCTCTTTCACTTCTTCTTTTTCTTTTGACATAATATAATATAATAATTAATAATAATTAACCCATTCCAAAAGGATTGAGTATTGGCATAGGCTCTTCACTAGGTGTTGGCTGATCTTTTTCAGTTGCACTTGTTTCAAAGCTTGTTGGTAATAAGTCGTTTTGTCTTTGGTCTATTAGTTGAGATTGTTGAGTACCTTCAATACGCACTCTTTCATCTTTACGATCTTCAATCTCTTTTTCTTTTGCTTTCATACCATCAACTTCCATTTGTTTTAATTCTAAGTCAAACTTGTGTTGTTGGTTCATGATCATTATTTTAACTTCAGCTTCTTGCCTGTACTTTTCAACATCAAATTGTACTCTAGCTTGTTCAAACTGCACTTTTTGTTCTGTAAGTATTTGTTGTTTTTGTGTTTCAGCTAACGCTTGTTTTTCAGCCGCTTCAGCCTGTGCTTGTGCTTGAGCTTGTATTTGCTGTAGTTTCATAGCTTGCTCAGCTGCTTGTTTTTGCTGTCTACGTTGTTTTAACAGTTGATTAGCTAATGTTAAATTTTTAACTTCTCTAATGTCGATAGCGTCTTCTAAATCAATACCACCAGTTTTTAAAGCTATTTGTATATTTTCTTCTAATTTAGCTTTTTCTTCATCGTCTGGCTCAAGATCTAAAAATATACCAAAGTCATAGATATTTTTATCCATAAGCTCGGTTAATGTAGCTACGTTAAATTTAGTTATACTAGTTTGTAAAGCTGATCTAGTAAGAGGAAACATTAAAGCGTCACCTATTCTTAATGATATATTTTCACAATTTTTAAGCGTTAAGTATAAGCTAGCTTGTAGTATATGTCTAGTTGCTGTATTAGAATTAGCTGCAGCTATTTTTTGTAAACCTACTAAAGAGTTTTTATCAGGATTACTAGCATCTCTAGCTTCATTTAACCCGGTCACATCTCTAATAAGTTGTAAGTAATATTGATAAGTTTGTATAAGACTTTGTATTTTAGCTCCACCACTGCCACTCTGTAATTCTTGTATTGGAACTTTACCCGGGTTCATGTCACCATCTTGAGTAAATGATCTACCTACAATAGAACCAGTTTGGAAATACATGTTTAAAGCTTCTTGAGGATTATATGTAGTACCATTACCTAAATCTACCTCAGCTAATCCATCTACATCCATGTAAACGCCATCAGGAACTACTCTTGATAATACTTGTTGCAGTTTAAGATGCGTTAATTGAATCATATCAGCAAAACCTGTTATACGATTAACTAATGAATCTATACGTCCTTTATACATTCTAGGAGCACATATATTGTAATTCATATTTACCTTAGTAGTATCAGCTGATGGTCTAGTCATATTTTGAGCCATTTCCCATCTAAGCAGTTGGGGATAACCTAGTATTTTAACACCACTATATAATACTTCTATTGATCTAAAAGCTTTACTAAAGTTAACTTCTTCAGGTGGATTAAAAGTGTCTGTTTTTTCTAAAGCTTTTTCTAACCCATTTGGATTTTCTTTAATTTTAAATACTTGATTAGTGTAAGTTTTGTATTCAAAATACATAACCTGTATCTTATCATCAAAGTATCTACCATTCCAATCGTTTCTGTAGTTAGAATTCCCAGGGTATTTTTCTATTTCTTTTAACTCTTCAGGTGTAAGCATTGGAAACTGCTTTTTAAGCTCAGCCATGCTTAACCCTTTTACTTCACCTACATACCACAAATCCTCAAAGTTTGGGTCTTCAGTATATGAATAAACTAAATTAGCTGGATCCACATAAGCAACACCAACACCCTCTTGTAAGTTAAATTCAGTTTTAGAACAAGCAATACCTAAAACAGTTAAATCATAATTTAATCTTCTTCTAACTAAGTCATACTTATTGTAATCTAAAACATAATTAATAGCTTCTTCTTGAGCTATTTCAATTCCTTGTTTATAATTAAGCTGCATGTAGACAGAAACTTCATCTGGGTTAGTTGGCATATTTGTTTTACCACCACCAGTTGAAACATCTAATCCTAATTGAGCCTTTGCTTTAGCTATATACTCTTTAGCATAAATGTCTTTCATTAAACCTTGCACATAAGCAGATCTCTTACCAGTAGATGAAGGATCTTGAGCATAAGCTTTAATATCATAGTTTCTTTGTGACATTCCATTTACTACAATATCTACAAATTTAGAAATAATAGGTACAGGTGTCCAGTCAAGATTTAAATAAGATAAATCACCATTTATAGATAGTTCATCTTTGTACTTTTGAACAGACTGCTCTCCTCTAGCATATAATCTTAATTGATGGAAGTTATTGTAGTTTGTAGCAAATCTATACCCTCCAGCTCCTGTTCTAGTACCACTAAACCATTCACCTTCTATTGCTTGCCCTACTTTTAATCCATAGTCATAAGACGCTTTAACTGCATCAGGTACTACCTGATCCGGAAATGAACTTCCATAACTAGTTTCTATCATTTATTTTTGTATTTTTGAAACAAAACCATCATTATCATATTTTGTAAAATTCAAATTTAATGGTTGTTTATTTTTAATTGCATTAGGTCTATAATTATTTTTATTACAAGCCATTATAGCTAAACCTGAGCTAATAGTAGCATCATACTTTGTTCTATTATTTATGTTAAACTTAGACCAATCTTGTAATGTCTTTTGATGATACATTGTACCAAAACCATCGTTAGTTATACCAACATAGTTTTCTATATAAGCTTCAATTGCAGCTGCATGAGCTTGTTTAATGTCTTCACTTGAATTAGGTATTCCACCTATTTCTTTTTCTGTAACAGATAATCTATTCCAAACTTTATCAGGGCGATTCATAGAGTAACCTCTATAACCTCTTCTTCTTAAATAATATAAAAGCCTAGGTCTATTATTTTCAGCAAGTATAGGCATTCCATAAAACACTAAAGCCATTAAAACTTCTTCAAAAAATATTTCTGCAGTTTCAGGTCTAGCTATATATTCCAAAAAAAAGTGATTTGGTGGAGCATCTTCCATAGAGAATTTAGTTAACCCATGTAAAGCTCCATTAGAACCTTTACCATCAACAGTACCACTAATATCATAGCTATCACAACCAAAAGCACCAATATGTTCGTTACCAGGATATTTAACACCATTTTTTACTATGGTTCTACTGCATAAACTCGCTGGAGGTACCCAACTAATATTAAACCTACCGTTGTTGTCAGGTACAAATTGAACTCTAGTGTCTTTAATACCACCTTCCCATATAAATTTACCTCTAGTAACGTTGGCTTTATTATTAAACTCATCATTAAAATCTATTTGCTCATAAATTTTAATTAAATTAAATAAACTTTCTTTAGTTTCGTCCCTAAACGCATGTGCTTCAGTTCTTGGAAACTGCCTATAATATTCGTTTAAGCTATCTTGGTCAGATTTAAGTCCTTCGACTTCGTTTTCCCAGTGTTCAATAACCCCTGTTGTAATGTCGTAACCATCTGCTCCTTTGATTGGATCTTTACCTCCAATGAAGACAGGTAGTCCATAAGTATCGATGAATCCTTCGTAGTTCCATTCCATAGGAACGAACAAGCTATAGAGTCCAGAAGATGTTTGTCCGTTTCTATTTCTTTTAGTAACGTCTGAATTGTTGTAAAGTCTTTTAAAGTTTTCTCCACCTTTGTCTAAAGCATTTGAAGTTGAGCCCATCATACATTTACCTACGATCCTTGATCCTAACCTTAATGTAGTTTTTGTAACCCTCCAGTTGTTTAATATATTATCAGGTCTTTCCCATTTACCACTTTCATCATGAGCTAATAATTTTAGCTTTTCACCATCATAAGAGTTATCCCCTGTGTTTTTCCAGTCAATAGTTGTATCAAGTCCGTCTAGTTCTCTAAGCTGTTCATTCGACTCAAGCTTTCTTCTAGTAAGTTTAGATGCTGGAACTCTATAAGCCAATTCAGTCTTCGGCCGGTCCATACCATCTTGAATGGGTTTAAAAAAGAACGGGTAGTTAACTGATATGGGTACAACTTTATCCGTGAACATTTTTTTGGCATCTGCACCAGATTTGGAAAGTATACCGAATCTAGAGTCGGAAGATATTGTAGCTTGATTAACAAGTTCTGCTGATGACATAAAAGAGAATCCAGATCTTCTGTTTTTAAGGTAGCACATTCCGTAGCACCTCGTATCTGCTTTACATGCTTCCCAAAATATAAAGAAGAGTCTGTTTGATTCTCTAAAGTCTGGTGCTCCAACGTCAATCTTTGACCATTGGAGGTACATGTAATGAGTACCAGTAATATAAGTAACCACGCCGTTATTGTAAAACCAATAACCATTTTCTCTTCTTTTGAATTCTTCGTCGATATAGTCATACCACTTTTCTTTAAAATCTGATGGATATTCTTCCCAGTCAAACCTACTTTTAATTCTATTTAATTCTTTTGGGTATTCTTGTTTTTCCCAATATTGTTCTGCTTTCTTTTCGCTTCGTTTAAACGGTTCATCTGCTGCTGGTAAAGCAATCCTGAGATTCTGTATTTCAATGATTTGTCCAATTTTTCCAGTTTTACTTATTACTATAAAATCATAATCAGGGTT